CATACCTGTAACTGAAGCAACTCCAATTGTAGCTACAGCTGCATTTATTCCAGCAGATAAAGTGGTTGAAACACCATCAGACGCGCCGTCTGCTGGTGAACGATAAAAAGTATAGACAGCTTGCCCATCTACTAATGCGATGTTTTGATTTTTAACTTCCCAAAATTGAAGTCCTCTATTACCCCATTCAGAAAATAAAATGTTTAATGATCTTTTGGCAGTTTTAAGTTGATAACCTGACGTACCTTGCATGCCGATACGTTCGTATGCATCTTCTATAATTTCGTCTATACCTAGGTTCTTATCGAAAACATAAGAACCGGAAGTTGTGTTAGCCATCTAACCTCCTAAGCGTAATATTTAATCCATTCAAAAACAATTGAATAAGTATCACCAGCAGTATGCGCAGGAATAATAATATTAACATCCCCATTTGCATTACCAGATGTGTTTGGATTTACTAAACCACCTATAGAACTAAAATCAGAATCGTTATAACCAGTTAAAGATAAAAAAGTCTCATCTCCATCTGAATTTTCCCATGTAAGTCTTGCCGCATCCGCGATTGCAGTAGGGTTAATGTTATACCAGATTTTATTTAGTGATATTCTATTACATGCTGCACCAATTTTATTGGTACTTAAAGCAGAAACATCTATTATAGTTGTTCCAGTACTTCCATCTCCGGCAGCATCTATATTAAAAACATAGATAAGTTTTCGTTCTCCATCGAACTGTGTATTTATTGTTGGGGCGTATGCCATTTTATTTTCTCCTATTAAAGAGTGGGGTCATTACACCCCACTCAGAGTTATTTTATTATCTTTGTTGGATCGTTTGAACGTAGTCAACATAAAGGTCGTTAGTCACAGTCCCTTTGCTTTCATACATCATTTTCAATTCCATAAGAAGGTCATCAGGAATAGTTGTTGCTGCTTGTACTCCCGAAACTGTACCATTTATGTAAATAGTATACTGATCGGCAGTAATTCCAGGTTCGCTTCCTGATGGTTGAAATAAGAATCCCAATCTAACATTATTATCCGGCATATTATAAGCCGTTGCAGATTGTGTCGTTACACTTGAATCCAATTGTACAAACGTACTTCCTGCTTCTAACACAGTGAAAGAAGTTCCTGCTCCATTTTTTCTAGATACAAATTGAATTGAAGTTGTATCTTCTAAATGAGAGAATCCAATACCATCATCTGGTACTGCATTTGGGTTAACGTGCCCATTAGCACAAAAACCAACAAAAGTGTTAAGTTCAGTAACATCAGTAACTGCAATTGAAGTTTCGAAGTACCATTTCTTATTAGTATTAATTTGCCAAACATCCTCAGATGCTGCAATAGCAATGTCTGCGGCAACCGGACTAGCATCTCCCATTCTTAGCCATCCTTGCGGATATTGAGCTAACATGTAAGCAGACCCACCTGGATCTACTATAGTCCATGGTGCCAATGTTGTTTGTGAGAATTGCACAAAGTCATCTTGGAATGCCCATTCTGCTGGTGCAGTTGCACCCGTTATTAAAGGTTGTTTGATACCACTAAATAAAGAAGTACCTCCCGATTTTCCTCTAACGTTTGTTACGCCTGTTGAAAAGTGTGTTGTCATATAATCAGCGCCTCCTAGCGCCAGTCATTCTTCCTAAGCAAAGAATAACCAATTTATGCTTAATTAATCTTAGTGTGTTTTTTATACAACAGTTTTACGTAGAGCGCAAGGGGGTGTGTAATGTGGATCAGAATTTTCCAACGATGTAGCTTTTGTTTAAGTAGCTACAGAAACTTGTGGGGCAGCACTTCTGATTGCATTTTCTCGGTCTGCAATCTTTGACTCCTCGGCTTTAATCTCAGTGATAATGCTTTTAATTGCACCATCAATTTCGACCATATTAAGAGTATATTTTCCACTTTGCTCATACTCCAACTGCCACTTCAACTCCAAGGATCTTTTGTGTTTGTACAGGTCTTGTATCATCAACCAATTCCTCGTATGTTATGCGACGGGTATCTCTAAACATTCCCGTTGACTCCCACTTTATACTCTTTTCTCCAATTTTGTCAAGGATTGAATGTTCAATAGACCCAGCGTTATCTTCAGCTAAAACTTTAAATTTAGCATGATGATCGTAGGCCCATATATTTACTAGGAATTGTCGCATTTTTCCTTTCTATTTAATGATTGTGGCGGAACTGTGTCCCGCCACAAAAAGTTTTAAGTATTACGCTCCAGCTGTTCCGAAGATACCTCTAGGGTCAGACACGCCAAAAACGTATCTTTCTCTAGCTTTGTATCTAACGTTGCCAGTATCGAAATCACCTTCCATCTTAGTAGATAGAGGAGTTCTTTCGAAATGTTTCATACCATTTGGCACATCTGTTTTAATGAACCAAGCATCAGTGTCTGTTAAGAAATTGTTAACAGAATATCCTTGAGGAATCATCCCCATAGATTTGATTGCGTTGATATCATTATCAGCTGTTCCAACTCTGCCTGCAGACTTCATAAGTCTTTCAGCTGTGAATTGTAGTGCAGATGGGATTAACATCTTCATACCTTTAGCAGCGATTTTTAAACCTCTTTCATCAGTAAGCGCAGCAATGTCAATCATTGCTTGCTCTAATGAAGTTTCGTTTAAGTCAGCTGCAGTTGCTAGTTGGTTCGAGAACGTTCCAGCAATTGTAGGGTGTGACGCGTTAAACAAAGTTACACCGTCACCTGATGAAAATGATCCACCAGTTTGTCCATTGTTTAATGGAGACGCTGCTTTAACTTGTTTTGTTTGAGCCATAGATCTTGCTAAAGCTTTAGTATATCTAGAAGCCAGTCTATCATACAAGTTATCCTCAATTGCTTCCTCAGTGATAGCAAAAGCGAGAGCAATTGTCTCGTTAGTGTATCTAGCTGTGAAAGTTTCTTGAGCATTATCATATGATACCCCTGAACCTTCTGGTTTTACTTGTGCAGAAGCGAAACCTGACAACATTACTTCCTCTTCGAAAGCTCTGTCAGATGACTCTGTAGTATAAATATCAGCGGACTGATTTTCATACTGTTTATATTCCAGGCCAAATAAAGCATTTAAACCTGGCTCTAGTTCTTTAACTAGTTGATTACGTGATATAGCCATAATTTATTCTCCTTATACCCCTGTAGTGTCGCTAAAGAATGATTCGTTAATAAGAACTCTCCATACCACATTTGCGGATGTTAAGTCACTATTGTCCGGATCTCTTGAGACACCTATTAGTTTCAGTTGTTGTGATGAGCCTGCAGCGATTGTAGAGTCACTTAAAGTGACTGCTGATACGAAGTTGGGTGAAGACCCAGCTGCGTATGTTGCAATATCTGCTGTACATCCAACATCTGTTTGAGCTGACGCTCCAGTATTATCACTTCTAATCTCATATTGCTGTAACGGACTGTCGTTAACCAGCGCTTTAATATCAGAAGCTGTATTACTACCTTGAAGGTAGTTTTGGAACGTAGGCTTCGATGTAGTAGCATCAGTATAGAAAACACCGTTTAATGAACCGATAATATCGATCGTTGTTGCGACACCCACCGTTACATATCCCGTCGCCGCTTGTACTACCAAATCTTGGAAGTATATAGCAGACGAAGAAGCTGCAACAGGGTATTCACCTAAACCCATGTTTTCATAACCATTGCCGTACATTTTAATGGGTTTTATTCCAAACCCAGTTGATGACGAGTTAGCCATAGTTGTTTTCTCCTTGTGTGACCTGTCCTTGCGGACCTCCAGTCACGGTTATTATTTCATCGCTGGTTTGAAAATTTAAATTTTAACTTTTCTTCCCACCGAAGGTCGTACGAGATTGTCTATCAATTTCGATAGGCATTCCCTTATGCTGCTCCTTCATAAGATCGTTGTCGATTGCGGTCATTTGATCTTGCGCTTGCTTTGCAAAATACTCTTGTCTTGACCTTGCGATCTCTTCCGGTACCCTAGTCAGCACTAGGCCTCCGTGCCCGATAACCCCTGCGTATTTGCCGTCGGTGACTGCTGGATAGTCTTCATTAGGATATTCATCGGCTCTTACTAATTCATAACCAGACCTTAAGCGTCCTTGTATGTTTTTAGTGTCGACGAACCCTAGGATTTCTACCCTGACCCATCTGTGTCTGAATCCTTCTGGCGCGTTGGGCGTATCTAAGTACGATGGTGGAGTCCAAACTTTTGGTTGTGCTTTTGGCGCAACCGCTTTTGCTTGTGATTTTACTTTTGTAGAATCACTTTTAGTTTGACTCGCACGAGTTGGTTTATTGTTTGTCATATGCCTATACCTCCTTCGTGTTTATAAGTTGTTTCGCATACTCTTCTAGTGGCACACCTAATTTTCTCGCTATTGCGACTTGAGACGATGTGAGCCTCACTTGTTTGCGACCAGTCTTTGAACTACGCGTTGCAGAAGCAACGTTTTGTGTAGGTTTACTAATCGGCTTTTCTACACTCTTATTACCAAATTTGTGGGGGAATTCAAGTCTTATTCTTTTATCCACCTCAGAATAATATTCATCAGATTGTGGGTCCATTCCCTCTTCTTCGGTTAACTTTCTATGTAGATCAAACGCTGTGTACGTCATGGCATTATCCTTGCCAAACCACTCATTTTTATCTGCCCAGACTTCCGCTTTAGGATCTCTGGGAGGTTGTTGTTGAATAGGTTGTTGTTGAACAGGACGCTCTTGAGCCTCTTTAGCAGCAGTTTCCTGCATTTGATGCTGGGTCTTTAATTCTGCTAACTTACCTTGTTCATAACCTAATTGTGAAATCGATGTTAAAGCTTCTACTTCCGCTTTAGAATCTTCATTTTGTCTAGCTGCAGCTAATTTAGCTTGTGCTGCTGCGATTGAAGATGAAATTCTGCCTTCCATTTCTGTGGCATAATTTTTATCTAAAGATGTTGCAGTTGTATGAAGCTGATCTCTTTCATCTTTTACGCTTCTAGCATAACGCAAAGCTTCTTCTCTTTGCCTTTCTGCTTCACGCATTTTCTTAGTAAGTTTAGCTATTCTTTTCTTAACTCCTTCAGAATATTCTTCAACTTCCTTAGTGTTATCTGGTTGCTTATCACTCCCTTCTTCAGAAGTTTTCTGTTCAACCTTACCGCCTTCGTCCTTGCTATCTCGAACATCAGGCTGCTCATCAGGTTTCTCAGATGTATCAGCGGGCTGATCATCGTACGTAACATTTGTTTCATTTTTTTCCTCCTCTTTCTCGTAGGTTTTTTCTTCTTCCTTTTGTGTTTCAGGAAGATCGACACTTGCACCCGGTCCGGATGTATCTAAATCAACCATTGGTTCTTTAGACAAGTTCTCTTCGTTTTTATCTGGCATAGTTTTTACTCCTTCTATGTTTAAAATTCGTGGAATATATCTTCAGGGTTTTCCACGGTTGCTAAAACTTCATCATCATTGAGAAGTCTTATCTCACCCCCATCGATTCTAATTCGTGATCCGGCATATCTTGCAAAGATAATCCAATCACCTTTCTTGCACCAGGGACCTTCTGGGTATCTTTCTTTATCATAGCAGTGTGGGCCCATATCCAATATTAAACCACAAGTCGATGCTACTTGTGATCGTTCTACTGTTTCGTCTGCTAATAATATTCCGCCTTTAGTTTTTTCTTTTTGTTTAAAAGGTAAAACTAAAATCCTCCAACCCGTAGGGGTAGGAAGTTTTGCTGATTCGTCTGTTAAATCTTTTTCTGTTTGTTTAGTGGTTTTAACACCTATTAATTCTTTATTAGGTAACTCAATTTTTTGGTTTTGAGTTGATGTCGATAACGGTTCCGTCATTGTCTTTTTGCTCCTTTTTGTTTAGCAGGCTGGATATTTCCTGGCTTAAATATTGATACGTTCGTATCTGTCCTAACATATACTGATATTTCTCCATATTGTCAACAGCGCCGGACGCCATCGCAGAGACAATATCATCATGTCTCATTCGTATAATTTTTCTTACCTTATCTATAAAAGTTAATTCATCCATTATTTTTTTCTCCTTTTTATTTTCTTTACTGGTTTACTTCCATAAGCTTTTGTCCATTTACTCGCTATCTTGGGCTTATTCTTCCATAAATAACGTCTTTGTTTTTCTGATTTAAACGGCATCTTTCTCTTTACTGGGAACAGTATACTCTTCCAAAACAGATAATTTCTCTTCAGCACTTGCAACTTTATGCAATAAATCATCTAATTCTT